GAAGACCAATTGCAAGAGAGCCAACAGATGCTATTACATTACAGTTGGTGGCTTCGCCCTCATGTGTAAGCGTACGTGGTCCATCAGCAGCGAGGTACACAAACAGGTATTGGCGGCATTCGGCAACAACACAGGGTTGAGCCGTGAGCAGCTTGCATTGCCACAGCATCCAAAGGACGCAAAGGAGGACAGGGTCCCTACCACCCCACCGACACCGACCGAGACGGCAAAGCCTCAGCCTCAGCAGGGCAAGCCGACGGCGGCAACGGCAACGATGCCACAGACCCCAACAGACCTTATGCAGCGTTTTGTAAAGGCCGTGGGCGTGATGATGGGAATGGATACAGACAATTTAATGAACTTAATGAATAAAGGAGAATAAGATATGATAGTTATAGATAAGAAGCACAAGGATACTATTTCAGTAAGCAGCAACGTGAACACCGATGCAGAGGATTTAAAGAAGAACATCGCCGAGGTGTACGATTTCGTTAACGACCTTATGGCAGGTTTGCCGGAGGACGTGAAGGTAAGTGCGAGCAAGGTGCGAAGCGTGCAGGGCACGTTGGAGTATCTTCTTAACTACTGTTGGATTGAGGATGCGGACGATTAAAACAAGGGAGGACACAGATATGAGATACAAGAAGCCTAAGAAAGTTACAAGTCTGGTGATAACAGACCGTGACGGAATGCCGGTATATAATGCCGACACGTTCCGTGATGCAATCAGGCAGACACGCGACTACGTAAAATGGTTGCTGGAGGAACTGCCACCCGACTACGAGTTGAGAATACACGGTTTGCTTGATGCCATGTATCCGCTTGAATGGCTCACCGAGGATGCCGTTATAAAGACGGTGACCAACAAGCCATAGGGGCACGATCCCGACATTACCAAAACCCACATACATAGCCGCTGCATCGTAATGGTGTAGCGGCTTTTTCCGTTAAATGATATTAATATCAATAACATTTTACCCTATTTATTTTGATATTCAAATAAATATCATTATCTTTGCATCGTGAAATTTAATAAAGCAAAAGACAAAATGAAGTACAACGAACTTGAAAGACTGGTAAAGAAAGCCGGGTGTTACGACACAGGCGAGACAGAGGCGGGGCATCCGCTATGGATAAACCCCAAGACGGGAGTAAGGTTTCCAATGAGCCACCACCATTCGCAGGAAGTGGCAACCGGAACGTTACGGAGCATCAAGAGGGCGGCAGGGCTTATTTAAGCCCCCGTCTTTTACAAAACAGATTTATAAACAGAACATTAAGGAGATACAACAATGAGACAGGTTAAGGCAGTTATCGAAAGAGCAAGCGACGGAACGTATAGCATTTACAGCGATGCCGATGATTTGGGTTATCTGGTAACAGGTACAGGCAAGAGCGTGGAAGAGGCCAAACGTTATTTCGAAGGTGGCTACGAGGACATAAAGAAATCGTATGCACGGCATAATGAGCCATTTGAGGAAGTGAAAATGTGCTACGTCTATGATATGGCATCATTTCTTGCCTATTACTCAAAGGTGCTTTCATTGGCGGGTTTGTCACGTCTGACGGGTGTAAACCCACAGCAGCTTAGCCACTACGTTACAGGACGTCGCAATCCATCGCCAAAGACGGTGAAGAAGATAATGGACGCTATCCATGCTTTCGGGCACGATCTAAGCACGGTGCAGTTTGCTTAATATTGAATTTCACACGCTACGCTTTCAAGTTCACTTTATATAAACGCCGTTAGGGCGTTATCTTTAGCCGTGTCGGGTTAACGCCCGATGCGGCTTTTTTGTGCCTTTTAGCCTAACAGCCAAAAACTATTTTCTTAAAAAACTAATAATTTTACCACGTTGCGCCAACGTGCGCCACGATGCGCCAAACGGCATTTGGATTTTGCAAAATACGATTGTATTTTTGTAGCGGCTCATTAGTCATTTGGCGTGGGAGCCTCGGATTTTTTACTCATAATTAAAGGACAGAACACCGCCGGAGCGAAAACAGTAAGATAGTTGACAGCATTCAAATTGCCGTAGCTTTGGCGGTTTTGTATGAAACGACGGATGGCAACATTTTGGAATAACATAAAACGATTTTTCAGCCGTGAGGCAACAGGTGCTGACACAGCCGACACCGCGCGCCCCACCACCGTAAGGACTGGTGGCGGTGTGGCGGTGTTTTCAGCCTGGGGCGGTGATGCCATGACGGTTGCAGCGGTATATCGGTGCGTGACGCTTCTAAGCGAGAGCGTGGCGAGCCTACGTTTGCAGTACATGCGGTGCAGGGATGGACGCTATCAGGAAGACACGGCAAGTGATCTGCATTATCTTCTGACCGTGCAGCCTCAACCCGAAATGTCGGCGTTTGACTTCTGGACGATGGCGGTGCGCCTGATGCTCATTGAGGGAAATGCCTACATCTACCCACGCTATGTACTGGGAGAGTTGACCGACTTAGTGCTTTGCCGACCTCATACCGTGACCCACGACCCACTGAACAGCCGTTACTACATAGCCGATGCCTATAATGGAGTGTTCGGCACATTCGAGGAAAAGGACATCATACATCTTTACTTGCATTCCTCAGACGGGCGCAGGGGCGAAAGCGTGCTGACCCACGCAAGGCGCACGATGGATATTGCCACGGCAGGAGATGCAGAGACGGAGAACCGGTTTACCAATGGCGGCAGTGTTCGCGGCATTATCAGCAACGACAAGACTACTACGGGATTTGGCGAGTACCAGGACAAGGAACTGGAGAAGACAGCCGAAAGCGTGGATAGCCGTTTCAGCCGGGGCGAGCGTATAGTAAGTTTGCCGGGGCAGGTGGACTTTAAGCAAATTTCGCTTTCTTCCACGGATATGCAGTTTTTGGAGAGCCGAAAGTTTACGGTGCGAGAGATATGCCGTTTCTTTGGCGTTCACCCGTCTTTCGTGTTCGATGATACGAGCAGCAACTACAAAAGTGCCGAAATGGCAAACGTGGCTTTTCTTTCCAACACGCTTAACCCGATATTGAAGCGTATAGAATGCGAACTGACCCGAAAGCTGATACCGCGGTCTTTGTGCTGCAAACGCCGTTTTCTGTTTGACCGCCGGGGTGTTTACTCAATGGATTTGCAGTCACTCGCCGACTATCAGAAAAAGACGATCGAGAGCGGCATTTACACCGTGAACGATTGGCGCAGGATGGAAAACCAACCTACCATCGACGGAGGCGATACGGTTTATCTTTCTACCAATCTTGCACCGCTGGGCAGTGAAAAGCTATCGGGCACAGCTGCAAAGGGAAATGACAACAACGATAAAAACAACAGAGAATGAAAAAGAAAAGAACAATAGCTATTGTGTCGGGGCTTCGCATTCGTGAGGCTACCGACGGAGCGGAAAGCCGCACGATTGAGGGCTATGCGCTGAAGTTCGGTGTACGTAGCCGCCTTTTATGTGATTGGTGGAACAACTATTACGAGGTGCTGGAGCCTGGGTGTGTGACACGGGAGATGCTGGATAAGCAGGACATCAAACTTACGATGTTCCACGACCGCCAGTTGGTTTTGGCGCGAAGCAACAAGGGCAATGGTACTTTAAGCTACGAGGTTGACAAGGTGGGCGTGAAGTTCTGGGCAGAAATGCCGCACACTGTTGACGGAGACAAGGCTTTGGAACTGGTAAGCCGTGGTGATATTGCCGGGTGCTCATTCATCTATTCCACCGATGAGGGCGACAGCGAGAACGCCGTGAGCTACGAGCGTCTGGACGAGAAAGGCGACGACGGCGAGGATATTCTTTTGCGCCACGTGAAGCGTATTGACAACGTTTACGACTTCACCATTACCACCGATCCAGCCTACGAGCAGACCGACGTAAGCAAACGTGAGGTGGAAGCGGCAGGCATCAAGTTTGAGCAGCAGCCGAAGCCCAAGCAGATAGACGAGAGCAAGAAGCGTGAACGTATCAATGAGGTGCGCAAACGTATAGCAAGTGTTGGCCGCAATCTGTAGAGGCGGCTTCTATATATATATGTTTTTAGTTACTAATTTTAATCATTGACAAATGAAAAAAGGAAAGTTTAATTTTCGTGAAGCCTACGAGCGCATGGACGTAATCAAAAACCGCCTCGCAGAAATGGCGCAGGGCCTGGAGAACGACAAGGAGCGCGAAGACTTCACAGATGCGGAAAAGGGAGAGCGTAAAGCCCTTTACCGTGAAATGGACATCCTCGAAATGAAGATCAAGGCGGCTACCCCTACGTTAGAGGTTATGCGCCGTGAGGACATCGAGGAAGTAAACAAGCAGATGCGTGAGTGCGTCAAGACCGGACAGCGTTTTGAGTTGAAGATCAGCCGCGCCGTGGCTTCTGACTTTAGCGGCAACACTTCGGGTTATCTCAACCCGGGCAGTTCTACCAATCCGTCACCGGTCACCATGGGCGACATCGTAGAACCATTGTATGCAAAGACCATTCTTTCGGCAATCGGTTCGCCATTGCTCACCGGACTGAAAGGTAACTATCAGTGGCCTGTAATCGAGACATTCGCCGCTACCATCAATGATGAGGGCGTGGAACTTGGTGATACCAAAATCGAGGCAAGCAAGCTTTTGGCAAAGCCTGAGCGTATCGGCGTAGCCGTGCCTATCACACGTGAAGCACTCAACGAGACCGACGACCTTTTGCAGCTTGTATGTACCCAGTATATGCCAGTTGCGGCAGCCGCCCTTATGAACAAAATCATGTTCAGCACCGTAAAGGTTGAAAAGGCTACAAATCTTGTAGGCCCATTCGTCAACATCAAGGCAGCTAACAAGAAGACTTATAAGGGTGAAGCACCTACCCTCACCGAGCTTCTTGCACTCAAGGGCATTGTTTTGGGTGCCAACATCATGCCGGAGGGACTTTGCTACGTAATGACAGAGACCACAAAGGCACTTTTGGAGGGTACGCCAAAGTGGAGCGGTGCAAACCAGGCTATCGTTGATGAGAACGGCAAGATTTCGGGTGTACCGGTATTCTGTAGCTCATACGTGGCTGAGGGTTCGGTATTGTTCGGCTCATTCAAGTATGCCCCACAGGGCTTGTTTGGTGAAATGTCTATCATCATCGACCCTTATACACTCGCGCGTAAGAACTCTATCGACTTCGTGCTCAATGCCGACTACGCTATTACCACATTGCGTGAGGAGGCGTTTGCCATGTTGTCTAAGGACCCGGCAGCGGCAGCAGGCACCAAGGGTTAAGTAAGTAATCACAATTTATAAAGTTATAACGTTATGGCAGTAGTGAGTTTGGCACTTTTTAAGAAGCACGTAAGGGCTGATGATTTCGCCGATGATGACGAGTATTTGCAGCATCTATTAGATACAGCAGAAAGCGCAGTTATCACAGCGACCAATAGAACCCAAGAGGAATTGGCGCAGATGGGTAACGGACATGATGTACCTACCCCCATAAAACACGCTATAATGATGTTGGGCGCACATTGGTACAATCAGCGTGAAAGTGTGAGTAACGTGCAGATGCACGCCGTGCCTGATTCGCTACAAGCCTTAATTAAACCCTATCGGAAATTAGCGGAATGAGAGCAGGAGAAATGAAATATCGTTTGCAGTTGTTGAAGCCTACGGCGACAACAAACGACTACGGCGAGGAAGCGACAACCTACGAGCCTATACGTACCGTATGGGCAGAGAGGAAGAAGCAGAGCGGCAACCGTAGCGAGGAAGTGGGCGAACATTTCCCCGACTATCGAGCCGAATTTAATGTGAGGGACGCACACCCGGTTAAAGAAAACTGGAGGGTGCAGCAGTTGGGTGGCTACCTTTATACGGTGGTTGCCATCATCCCAAACATTGATAGAGGTATGAACACTTTAGTTTGTGAACGAGTAAACGAGTAGTCAGATTTTGCAATAGTCTGTTTTCTTAATGTATATGCAGCCAGAACGATGAAAGAAACCGTAACCGACATTAACAAGCCGTTTACCGATGTTTACAAGGCACTCGACGTGAAAGACCAACGCAAGGCTATGCGAAGTGCCATGCGCAGGGAGGGCAACCGCCTGAAAAAGGCGGCAGTCTCCAATCTGGGACAAAGCGGCATTGGCAGTGGCACAAAGCGCAGTCTTTCAAGCGGCATCTATGTGCGTACCTACCCCGATCGCTACGGCCTGGGCTTCATGGTAAGCGTTAAGCCACATGGTAGGCGCAAGGGCATCCACCTCAACCGTCAGAACATGGAAAAGCCTGTTTTGATGTGGGCAGAGGACGGAACACGCCAAAGACATGTAGGGCGGCGTATTTCATCGTTTTTCGGTAAAAGCAGGTTCACGGGCAAGAAAATAAGGCAGTATCTACGAGGCGGTGGGAGCCGCGGCAAGATGAAGCGTTATGCTTTCCTCGCCAAGACAGAGCA